TCGCACGCAAAAGAATTAAACTATCTTCCAAGATCGTATTCATCTTCACGTTCAATAGTAAATATTTCTATTACACCAACTTCATCGGTATCTTCTGTTCTTATTCCTAGAGGAACAAGCTTCACATCTAGAGTTGGTTCTACAACATACTCGTTTGTTACTGGTGATAATATTGTACTTAATAATGCTTTAACATCTGGTGCATATCTTGCTTCCAATACTACATTATATGAAGGCAATTATGTTAATGATACGTTTGTGTATGATGATACAAACACAAATCAACGATTTGTAATATCAAATCCTACTGTTGATATTTCCAGCTTAGTTGTTACTGTATTGGAAAATAGTGGTGCTGATGTATTATCATATTCGAGAGCATTATCACTTTTTGGTGTATCAAATACATCAAAAGTATTCTTTGTTCAACCTGCAGAAAACAGCCAATATGAAATTTTATTTGGAGATGGTGTATTTGGAAGAAAGCCTGTCAACGGTTCTGTTGTAGCTGTGGAATACAGAACATGTAGTGGTGAATTACCAAATGGGGCATCAACGTTTGCTAATGATGGACCAATTGATGGTCATTCAAATATTATTGTAACAACTGTATCGTCAGCAATGAATGGTTCAGTTTCAGAATCAATAGAGTCTGTGAGGTTCAATGCTCCTAGAGCTGTTGCAACCCAAGAGCGTGCTGTTACTGCAAACGATTATAAAGTTTTACTTCAAATGGCATTTCCTGAAATTCAATCAGTGAATGTATATGGTGGTGAAGATTCGGATCCTCCTCAATATGGAAAAGTGTTTGTAACTGTAGATATTCAAAATGCTGATGGTGTTCCTGCAGCAAATAAAAGGCTGTATTATGATTTTATTAAAACTAAATCACCATTAACTATTATACCAGAGTTTATTGATCCAGAATTCACATATGTTGATGTTAATACAACAGTTAGATACAATGTTAATATTTCTCAGAAACAACCAGAAGAAATTAAAACTGTTGTGCAATCTGCTATAAACGATTTTAGTACAACGTATCTTGATGATTTTGAATCAACACTAAGATATAGTCAACTTGTTGCAGCAATAGATAATTCCGATGTTTCCATAGTTGGAAATGAAACAGCTGTAAGAGCAATTAAAATTCTTGCTCCACCTACACTACAATTCAATGTATCAAAAAATTACACTATAAAATTTGATTTACCTTTGTCACGGGAATATTATATTACAAGTTCAGTGTATGATACTTTAGCTGCACATTCTGTATCATCTTCGGTGTTTACATATGGAGGCAAAACTTGTTTAATTAAAGATAATGCAGGTGTGTTAAATATTGTTTCAGAAAGAGGTGAATCTACGTTTGTAGTAAAAAGTATAGGTACAGTAGATTATGATACTGGAATAATTAATTTATTTGGTTTCAATCCTACAGATGCTTTTGGTGGCTATATTAAATTCTTTGTATATCCAGCAAGCCGTGACATATATTCAAGGAAAAATATTATTCTAAGAGTACTAGAACAAGATATTGATATTACAGTAGAGAGAGTACGTGAGTAATGAGAACTATAGAAGATAATATTTCGCTGTTTGTTCAAAATCAATTTCCTGCCTTTTATCAGGAGGATGGTCCTAACTTTGTAGAGTTTGTAAAAGAATATTACAAATATATGGAGAGTGAAGGTAATCCATTATACTATTCAAGAAATCTTATTGAGTTTAGAGATATTGATAAAACACTTGATAGCTTTGTTGTTCATTTTAAAGAAAAGTATTTAAAATATTTTCCTTTAGAGTTAGCTGTTGACGACTCAAGATTCTTAATAAAACATGTTATGGATTTTTACCGATCAAAAGGGTCGGAAAGAAGTTATGAAATATTATTTAAATCTATCTATAATGTTGTTCCTAGAATCTATTATCCTAAAGAAGATCTGTTTAAACTTTCAGATGGTGTATGGTACAAGCCAATATATATTGAGTTATTGCCTGGGGCGGTCAATTTATCTAATATACTTCAAAAAGAAATTATTGGTTCCAAAACTCAAGCAACAGGATTTGTGGAAAGTGTTATAACAAAGCGAATTGGTGGGCGATATGTTAATGTAGTTTATTTGACTGGTGTTGTAGGAACTTTTATAGCTGGTGAAGTAATAACATTACAATCTAATCCTATAATTGAAGGATACCCTAGAGTTTTAGGTTCTTTATCTTCTGTAGATGTTATAACAGGAGGTGAAGGGTTTGTTGTTGGTGATATTTTAGCTATTACAACAGGATCTGGTGATAAAGGTTTATTAAGAATAACTGATGTAGCTACAGAAACAGGTATTGTTAGATTTACTTTAATTGATGGTGGTTTTGGTTTTACTAATACCGCTGCATGTTTAGTATCATCAAAGGTTCTTGATTTATCTGGCAATTCTACTCTGTTTAATATTTTTGAAACAATATATCAACCACTTGCAAATATTGATTTCATTTCTGCTAACAATACTTTTGTTGTTGGTGATGTTATTGAAAGTTACAGTGTTACTAATGCATTGCAAGCCAATGCTGTAATTTTAAGTATTGACTATAGAAGTCCTACTCAAGGAACAATGTTAGTATCTACAATAACAGGAAATGTTGCAGCAGGTGTTCAAGCTGCTGCTGGTCAATTCTATAAGCAGGGTAATACAATAACAGCACTTGTTAACACGTACATGAATGTTACAGCAACTGGTAACTTGATGGGTCAGAATGCTACGTCCATTGGTGTTATAAACATTAATAATGTTTTTGTAACGTCAAACAATAATTATATTTTTAGCAATTCTCAATTTTATGCTAATGGTGTAAACAAAATAATTTACTCATCTGTGAATGAAATAGGTTTAGGAAGCGGGGCTGCGTTTAAAGTTGGTAGAATATCTAATCCAGAAAATGTTAGGCTTGATTATACGTTTTTAAAAGATAGAAATATAATGAATACAGCTTTTATGGATATTAGACTTGATTCATTTAATTCTAATACAACATATCCGTTATCAGTAGATACTACTTCATTCAATGCTTTTTCAAATGTTAGTTCAGCTAATGATACCATTGCTTTTACATCAGCAAGTAGCAAATTTTCATTTGGTGCTGCTGTTACATATAGAACAGCAACCGGGAATACAGCTGTAGGGGGGCTATCAAACAACAGCACTTATTATGTTAATTTTGCTAATACAACTACTATTAAATTAACAGAAACAATTGCTAATATTGCATTTAATGCTTCGAGTAATGTTAGTTCGTCAGAAGATAGTATTATTTTTCCAAATGCAGAAAGTATTTTTGGATATGGTAATACTATAATATATGCAACTGCTGCAGGTAATACTGTTATAGGCGGATTATCAAACAATACCACATATTATGTTAGATTTGCTAATAGTTCTGCTTTAAAATTATCAACAACACTTGGTGGAGCAAATATAAATTTAACAGCTGGTTCAAATGAGTATGGTCATTATTTGTACAAACCTTCAATAAATTTAACAGCTGGTTCAAATGAGTCTGGACATTATTTGGATGGACCTCTTCCTGGTTATGGTTTTATAAAATATCCAGGTGGAGATAAAGATGCAATATTATTAGATTGTTTTGAGATTGATGACTTCATTATAGGAACAGTAGCATCTTTAACATCACAAGACCGGTGGAGAGGTTATACAAAAAATCCATTTGTAAAAATATATGATAGAAAAACAGGTGGATATGATAAAAGAGATTATCTTGTTTATATTACTGAACCCAATAGAAACTTTGCTGTGGGTGAATTAGTTGAACAAACAAGTGATACTTTAGCTACGGTATTAACGGTGAATACTTTCTCTGTAGCAAAATACTCATTTAACTCTAATACCAGTGTCAATTCTGCAGCAGATGTTATTATTCTTGGATCCAACGCCACTAAGTTCTCTGTTAATACAGCTGTAAAATATACTGTAGCAACAGGAAATACAGTTATATCTGGATTAACAAACAATTCCATATATTATGTTAGCTATGCAAATACTACTTCAATTGCTTTAGCATCAGCTATTGGAGGAGCTAACATTAATATAACTGGAGCAGCAACAGGGCAAGCCGGTCATTACATAGAAAGATATACCACATCTGTTGTTCCTGATGAAATTATTTACCAAAGCAATGGTACAGTTAATGTTGCAACAGGATATGTTTATGCTGCATCAATTGATAATACTGGTTATGGTACAATTACAGTTAGAGACGTAGTAGGAGCTTTTGTATCTAATAGTACCGTAAATACTATATCAACAACTTCAACACTAGCTAATTCAAGAGTTGAATCGACTAATCCTGCAGCAACAATAACAATAACTTCAAAAGGTATTGTTGGTGAAGGTACAAATACAAGTATTGTTTTCTTTAAACGATTGACGTTTTTTGATACATTAGCAGCTGGTAATATAATTGTTGGTTCTGATTCTGGTGCATCTGCCACAATAACTAAAGTTATTCGGAATAAAGATTCAATCAATATAGGTAATAATGCTGTTGTATCAGCTAACGTAATTGTTGCTAATGGTACTATAATTTCTGCTGAAGTGTATAATTCGGGTTTTGGTTATGTTACAAATGAGGTTGTTACTGTTGTTAATATTGCAAATACTGATAGTGCAGCAACAGTAAAAACTTATGCTAATACTCAGGGTGTTGGATCAGGTTATTTTACAGGCACAAAAGGGTTTGCAAGTGAGGATAAATATTTGCAAGATGGTGATTATTACCAAAATTTCTCATATGATGTTGAAGCAGCAATACCGTTTGATAAATATAAAGATGTATTGAAACAGGTAATTCATGTTGCAGGAACAAAAATGTTTGGAACGTATGTTAATCAGTCAGACCTTGATTTGACAATAACAAATAGCAATACAGAGATAGATATAGAAAGCACCTAGCATGGGTAAAACATTAATACCGTCACATTTAAAAACACACGTAGCCTTTCAGGTAAAGGAATCAATTACTGAATCCGCTAATAATGCATACTATGTTTTTGCTGGTAAACATACAACTTATGCTAACGGATCAATTCCCACACCACAAGATTCTACACAATCTGTTTTGTATGATGCATTTAATAACATGGTATTTGGTAAAAGAATATCCGACAATGATGTAATGTTAATGATACCAAAAGTAGAATGGACTGCAAATACTGTTTATGTTCCCTATGATTCCAATGAAGTTGTATTGGGTGAACCATTTTATGTGTCAGTTAATGCAACATCACAATACGATATATTTAAAATCTTAGATGCGCCAAGGTATACAAATGGTTCATATGTACCTTCATTAAATTCACCTTCTTTGAATGAAACATCTCCAAATGATACCTATTACAGTACAGCAGATGGTTATGTTTGGAAATATATGTATAGTGTCACAAACACAACTTGGAACAAATTTGCAACAGATACTTGGATGCCAGTATCATCAAATACACAAGTAACAGGTAATGCTGTTAGTGGTGCAATAGATGTTATTAGAGTGTCTTATCAAGGTTCTAATTACAATGCCTTGTATTCAAATTCATTCAATGCAAGCCAAATTCAAATAGCTGGTAACCCATACTTGTATGATTTGCAACCTGATGCAAGTTCAAATAATGATTTTTATACGGATAGTGCATTGTATATTACATCTGGACCTGCTGCTGGTGAAATTAAAAAAATTACCGATTATAATGGTGCATATAAGCGAATGACTATTAGCTCACCGTTTACAACAACACCTACTTCTTTAACTACATATCAAATAACACCATATATTGAAATTGATGGTGATGGTACAGGAGCTGTTGCAAGAGGTCTTGTTAATACAGCAAGTAGTAACAGCATTTATAAAGTTGAGGTAATTGGGCGTGGTGGTGGTTATTCATATGCAACAATTAATGTACGTGCTAATACAGGTGGTGTTTCATCTAACGGGGCTGTAATTCAAGCTATGTTACCTCCAAGAGGAGGCCATGGTAGTAATACATATGTTGAACTAGGTTCTACAGCTTTAGGTATTGGCATTACCTTTTCAAATACAGAAAGTGGAACAATACCTACAACTAATGATTTTAGAACAATTGGTGTATTGAAGGATCCTTTGTTTGCTAATGTACAATTGTCATTAAATGCATCCTCTGTTTCAGGTGTATTCACTATTGGAGCTAATTTAGTTCAAGCAAATACGTTTGCAACGGGTGTTATTGAATCGTATATTGGAGCAACTTTGCAACTAACAAATGTTGCAGGGCAATTTCTTTCTGGTAAGACAGTATATGTTGCAGGCCCTGTAAGTAATGTTGCTACAGCAAATGTTCTTTCATACAAGATAAATAATGTAGCGAAGGATTTTACAACATTTGATCAAAGATATAGATATGTTGTTGATTATATTGCTGGAACATTTATAGCTGATGAGGCAATTTATCAAAACAATATTGTATTAGCTAATGGTGTTTATCACAGTAATGATAGTACGTTTTGGACATTAACAGATGTTAAAGGTGTTATAAATGCTGATGAACAATGTATTGGCGTTTCATCTGGGGCATCAGTAAATGTTACTGGAAGAGTTGTTCCCGATTTAGTTAAATATTCAGGCGATGTAGTATATTTGGAAAACTTTGATCCAGTATCAAGATCAAATACACAATCAGAGCAAATAAAAATTGTATTGAAGTTCTAAGAGGAAAACATGTCACTCGAAACTAATTTTAATGTATCTCCATATTTTGACGACTACGATGAGGCAAAAGAATTTTACAAGATTCTTTTTAGGCCAAGCGTCTCTGTTCAAGTTCGTGAATTAAACCAACTTCAAACAATTCTCCAAAATCAAATTGAGCGTTTTGGTAGCCATGTTTTTAAAAATGGTACAATTGTAAGTGGTGTAAATTTTGAGTATATTCCTTACTATCCTTTTATTAAACTCAAAGATACCAATGCTGATGATCAGCCTATTGATATTGAAACATATTCAAACTATTGGTTGAAAAATTCCAGCAATCTTGTTGCTAAAGCTGTCAATTTTGTACCTGGTGTTGAATCACAAGACCCTGATTTAAATACAATATATCTAAAATATCTAAATTCGGGATCATCTAATACATCAAGGAATTATTCAAACAATGACGTGTTAACTGTATATAGTATTGATAATCCTATATTCAAAATTAATGTATACAACGGGGGATTGAATTTTTCAAATTCTGATGTTGTTGTATTTCAAGGTGCATTAGCAGTCAATGTTGTTTCAGGCACATTTAGCAACGGAGAAACAATTACCCAAGCTACAACTGGTGCTCAAGCTCAAATTTTTCAAATTAATACAACAGCTGTTGCAGATACAACATTATTAAAAGTTAAACCATTAACAGTGGATCTTTCAAATACCGCAGCTACAAGTGCAAGATGGACTTTCAATACTGGTGGTCCCGGATTAAATATTACAGGTGGCTCATCTGGAGCTGCTGCAAACGTTGTTTCAATAATTGGTGGAGGAGCTGTAGGTTCTATTGTTACAGATAGTTTAGGTACTGTTCAATCAATTGATCTTACTTCAACTGGTAGCGAATATCTTGTTACCCCGTATACAACAATTAAACCTCAATCAGCTGCTGCAACAGTATCAGCATTGAACGTACAATCGCAAAATTATTTAACACAAATTACTGTTGCAAATAGCTCAATGTCTAACCCTGTATGGGGTAATGGTTATGCGTTTGCTGTTACAAGTGGAATTATATATCAAAAAGGACACTTTCTTAAAGTGGATCCCCAAGTTATTATTGTTGATAAGTATTCAAGTTCACCAAACAATGTAGTAATAGGTTTTGATACAACAGAAACAGTAGTAGCAAGTACAACAGATACATCACTTCTTGATAATTCTAATGGTACATTAAATTACTCAGCTCCGGGTGCTAATAGGTTGAAATTAGTACCAACGTTAGTTAAATTAACAAAAGAACAATCTAATGCTAATACATCATTCTTACCTCTTGTTGAATTTGTTGCTGGTCAACCACACAAAGAAAATCGTGTTACAGTTTATAGTACATTAGGAAAAGAATTTGAACGTAGAACATTTGAGTCAGCTGGTGATTATGTAATTGATCCATTCTTGATTTCTACAAAAGATACAGTTATTTCTTCATCAAATTCATCACCAAATAATACTCATTTTAAAGTTGTTGTAGATCCAGGTTCGGGATATATTGCTGGTTCACGTGTTCAAACTTTAAACAATGCTTTAATTGATGTTCCAAAAGCAACAACAACACAAATTAAAACAAGTCAATTAATTACAACAAGTTATGGTTCCTATACTTTAGTTAAAGAATTAGTTGGATCATTTAATGTAAATGCTGGTTCATCAGTATCACTTAGAGATACAGCAGCAGCGGCAGCAACAAATACAACATCTTGGGGTGTCACATCTCCAGGCAATGAAATTGGTACAGCAAAAGTAAGATCTTTTCTTTATAACTCGGGCAATGTAGGATTACCATCTTGTTTGTATGAATTGTATTTGTTTGATATAACAATGAATGCTGGAAAGAATTTTAGAGATGTAAGATCAATATATTATAACGGTACAGGAGTAGCTGATGCTATTGCTGATTGCAATTTAGAACTCGATGCATCATTAAATTCATCTGTAGCAGTATTAAAACAACCTTCTGATAGAGATCTTGTATTTGACACAGGGTTTGCAGCATTAAAAGCTGTTAACACTGCCGTATTTGAATATAGATCTACAAATGAATCTTTAACTATAGATGGTGCTGGTGCTATAACTATATCTTTAACATCATCAGGCGAAACATTCCCATACACACCATCAGCAGCATTATCAAGTTCCCAAGAGCTTGATGTTGTATTAATACCTACAGCTAATCTCCAAGCAACAGTGAATGTAGCAGGTTGGGTAGCTGTAACAAATAATGAAATGGTTGGAACATTCACAACATTTATTAGTGATTTACGTGTTGGGGATTATATTAAAGTTGCAAATTCAACAGCTAATCAAATTTTTGGAATTGCTGGAATTGCAAATAATACACTTGCTACAGTGACAGCTAATGCTGTATCAATGAATACTATACAAGCAAACGTAATGTTGTTTTTCCCTGCTTTTCGACCATTAAATTTTTCTGATCGTGATTCCCGTACAATTACAAATTCTTCACAGGCAAATGTTTTAACAGCTGGGCTTAATTTAAATATTACTGGTTCAGGAACAACAATACTTGGTAACTATACAGTAAGAAATTCAACATCTACCCAAGTAACAAGATCAGTTTATAGAGATTGTTATGTAAAATTAAATCTTGGCACACATTCAGCAGGATATGCTGGACCATGGTGTTTAGGTGTTCCAGATGCAATTAGATTAAAGAGTGTTTATCTTGGAAGCAGTTCAAGTGTATCAACATCAGATCCGGATGTTGTTAAAAACTTTTATATTGATAATAATCAAAAATCTGGATATTATGGATTGTCATATCTCAAGCTAACTAATGATAGTAATTTAACATTAGCATCACCAGACTACCTTCTTGTCAGATTTGATTTATTACAACATTCAGCACAAGGTTATAAAACTGTAAGTTCATTTAATATTGATGATTCAAAAACATTAGAACAATCAAATAATACTATCAATGTTCTTGAAATACCAGAATATAATAAAGCTGATTTGAGGAATTTTATAGATTTTAGACCCGTTGTTACTGCAACTGCAACAGTAAGTAATACAGTTGGGTCAGCAACAGTGAATCCAGGAAATACAGAATCATTGGGTACTACAAACAAATATTTTCCTGTTCCTGATAGCAACTTTACGTATAATACTGAATTTTATTTGGGAAGGCGTGACCGTGTTATAATTAATAGAAACAATAATTTTAATGTTCTTCAAGGAACTCCAGGAACAGATGCTGCACCTGTTCTTCCTCCTGAATCCTTATCGTTAGGTGAAGTAATTGTTCCTCCATATCCTTCTATTGGAACAATGACCACAAATACGGTTTCCACAATTTTGACAAAACGTGTTGGTGACTATAGCGGTATTAAAAATACACGTAAAGCTAAACATTTTATAGCAACTTCTAATATTGATCGCATTAATGATTTACAACCTCCGCAATACACAATGAAAGATATTATGCATTTGGAGCAGCGGTTGTATAATATTGAAAGAAAAGTTTCTTTTTCAAGAATTGAAAATGAAATTAGCAAATTATCTATTCCAAGTACCATTGATCCAACAGTAACAAGATATATTAATGGATTTTTTGTTGATAGCTTTACTGATGATGCAAAAGTTGATTTAATGAATAGGGAATTTGCTGCATTTCTTGATGTTGAGCGTGGCGAATTACATCCAGATCAAGGTAATATTAATTTGCAAATGGGATTTAAGCGTTCAGATACTACTACAGCAACATCAATAGTTGATGGTACATTATTAATGTTGCCTTATACAGAATATAAATTAATTTCTCAGCCTCAAGCAACATCTGTTGTTGGTTGTGATGGTAATATGAGTCAGTTTGTTGGTGATTGTGTTGCAACTCCTCCATCCCTTGCATTAGAAGGAATGTTTGAACAATCTACAACAATAACGCTTCAAGTACAAGCTTCTAGTGGCGGTGGTGGTGGTGAAACACATGGTGGTTTGCTTAAGAAATTATTCAGGAGTGATATCAACTTGAAAGAAAATATTAAATATATTAATAATTTTAATGGAATTGGTATTTACACATATAACTATGTTTGGGATAAAGAAGAGCAAGTGGGTGTTATGGCTCAAGAATTGTTGAATACAGAACATGCAAATGCAGTATCTTTAGATCAAGATGGTTACTATCAAGTTGATTATGGTATGTTACCTGAAGCATTGTTAGATAAGATTGATTTGATTATAAAAACAACAGATAAATATAAACACTAGTAGAAATAAGGAATTATAATGGCCGGACCAAATTTAACACCAAGACCTGATATTCCTGGTGGATATTCAGTAGCAAGTGAGACCAATAGCAATTTAAAATACCTATATCTTGCAAAACAAGAAGTATTTACAATTAATGTAAATGGCTTAATGCCATATACTCTACATTATGTGTTTTTTGATAATAAAAGAGTTTCTGCAAGTAATATCAAACCGCTAAACAAAGCTCTTGGGGATCTAATTTTTACGGATAGAAATGGTCAAGCTCAATTTTTGTTCTATTTTCAATCAGAAATTGTTGCATCATCAACAGAAGAAGAATATAATGAAACAGCACATAGACTTGGTGGGGATAAAACTTTAGTAGTTGCAAATTCTGTTGATGCTCTTCTTGAGTTGCCTGCTTCTTACGATACATTGTTTTCATCATATTGTGTAAAAAATATTACCTTTAAAACAACAGCCGTTAGTGAGCTTCCTGTTAATACAACATACTCGTTTGCTTACCCTCCTGCTCCACCTCCTCCCGATCCTGGTGACGGTGGTGACGGTGAAACCCCTTCAACTGTCACGAGCGGTGATGGGCGCAGCGATGATGATAGCGATGAATAATAGTAGTAGCAAA